CTAATGGGTTAATTTTTCCAATTTTACTTCACGAATTATTCAAATCATTTTCAATGATACAATCTAGAGCACAATGGAAAGATATGGACCCAGAAATGGCAACTCAAGTTATTGGTCAAACAGATACAATGGTTAATGAACCAATGAATTTCCGTGTTGGTGGCGAACTTGTAAGAAAATTAAGAACATTACTTCCAGATGAATTAACGTTAGATAATGAAGGTAAAAAATACATTCCTTTCTTTGAGCAACTACTTTATAGTATTCCAGCAGAAGAATTTTTAAAAAATGTAATCGCAAATGTTATTTCAGATAATTCATCAGATAATGAAAAAGCAAAGAAAAAGTTTAATGAGTTATTACAACAAGCAAAAGCTAACTACAAAAAATATAAAGAAGGTGATGATGACGATGATGATGACTACGATGATGACGAAGAAGATGATGATATCTTAACAAGACTAGGTTTATAATTAAATAATATATTGTCCTACAAAACCCCCTTTTATGAAAATAACTGGGGGTTTTGATATTTATATTAAAATATCTTTATGAGTTTATCAAAAGAACAAATAATGCTTGAGTATGTAAGATGTATGAAAGATACACCATACGCATTAAGAACCTACTTACAGACATATGATAATACCGTTTCACAATACGTACCTCTGGAGTTATTCCCAGATCAGGTATCACTTCTTAATGATTACGAAGATTACGAAGAAAATATCGCATTAAAATATCGTCAAGCTGGTGTATCAACAGTAACCGCTGCTTGGGTATCAAAAAAACTTGTATTTGCAAAAAAAGAACGTCCAGAAAAAATATTGATTATTGCTAACAAACTTGATACGTCAATGGAGATGGCAAATAAAATTAGGGCTTTTGTTGACCAATGGCCTAAATGGGTTGGTGCATCGTTTTCACCAGATAAAAACTCACAAAGACATTATAAATTAACAAATGGTTGTGAAGTAAAAGCTGTTGCAACATCACGAGATGCCTTGAGGGGTTATACACCTACGGTACTTGTATTTGATGAGGCTGCGTTTATCGAAGCTGATGGTGATTTCTGGGCTGCTTGTATGGCGTCCCTATCTACGGGTGGTAAAGTAATTGTTGTTTCCACACCAAATGGATATGACCCAATTTATTATGATGTTTATAGTCAAGCTGTTAAAGGAATTAACAACTTTAAAATTTCTGAAATGTTTTGGTGGAAAGACCCAAGATATTCAAAAGATTTGTTTTTAGTACCAACTGATGATATGGTTGATTATCTACTAAATAAAGACGAAAAAGACCACTCTAAAAATATATCATTTGCCGATACAGACCCATACGAAAGAGACTATGAAAAAATAAAAGAATATTTCTCACAAGGATACAAACCTTGTTCTACTTGGTATGAAAAAATGGTTAAAAAGTTAAAATACGATAAACGTAAAATTAACCAAGAGCTTAACTGTGAATTTCTAGGATCAGGTGATAACGTATTTGATGCTAAAGAATTGGAATGGATAAAAACAAATACAATACAAGATGCTCCAAATAAAATGATGGGAAATTCTTTATGGATGTGGAAAGAACCAGAACAAGGACATAAATACATTATGGGCGTTGACGTATCTCGTGGGGATAGTGAAGACTTTTCATCTATTCAAATAGTTGATTTTGATGAAAGAGAACAAGTTTTAGAGTATGTTGGAAAAATACCACCGGATGCTCTAGCTGAAATTGCATATAAATGGGGATTAATGTATAACGCATTTTGTGTTGTTGATATAACAGGTGGTATGGGAATTACAACGGTAAGAAAAATGCAAGAACTTGGGTATAAAAATTTATATATTGATGGTGTTGATTCTACAAACATTTGGTCTTATAACCCAAAAAATCAAGATAAAATTCCTGGAATAAATTTTAACAATAAACGTGTTCAAATTATTGCGGCTTTTGAGGAATATGTTAGACATAAATTTAAAATTAAAAGCGTTCGTTTATATAACGAGATGAATACTTTTGTTTATGTAAACGGAAGACCAGATCATCAAAGAGGTCAACACGATGACCTTATAATGGGAATTTCAATGGCAATATATGTTGGTGAATCTTCATTTACAAAATTAGAAAAGGTTGTTGAAAAAACAAAAGTTATGATTGAGTCATGGACGGTTGCAAACAACGATTCTGTTGGTAAACAAATTCATTTTGACCCAGTAATTCCAAATGGTCATATGCTTAATGAACGTATGAAAATGAATTCTGGACCATCAAAAGATGATTACATAAAATATGGTTGGTTATTTGGGGGTAAAAGATAATTAAAATGGGATTAGATAGAAGAAGACAATCTGGTAGACTTTTAAGTGGTTCAAGAATTATTGTTCCAGGAGAACAAGTATTTAGTACAAAAAATTTTCAAACCACATTTCAATATAAAAAGGGAACACCAAAAGATGACTTTAGAGAATTACCACAACCATCTTTAACACCAACCCCATTACCAAGTCCAACACCACCTACACCAAGTCCAACACCACCTACACCAAGTCCAACACCACCTACACCAAGTCCAACACCGCCTACACCAAGTCCAACACCGACAGTTGTAACTTTTTATATTTTAACTGAACAACAAGAAGTAATACTAACAGAAAGTGGTGAAAACATTATATACTAGTGAATATTTATATTTGACAATTATTTTCTAAATTTTTATTATGGAACAAAATACAAATCAACTAACAGTTTGGCAAAGACTAAATAAAGCGTTTGGTCCCAATTCTTTATTGGGTCAAGATATACCAACACATAAATTTGATAAAAAAGAACTGTTAAAAACAAGAGATAGAAATGAGTTTGAAAAAGAAAAACTTCAAGCGCAACAATCTTTATATTTAGCAGGTAACTGGACAAAAATTGAGAGTAATTTATATACTCAAGCAATATATTATGAACCAACAAGACTTGCCGCATTTTATGATTATGAATCTATGGAATTTACACCAGAAATTTCAACAGCCCTTGATATATACGCTGAAGAATCTACAACCCCAAATGAAGACGGACATATTTTACAAATATATTCTGAATCAAAAAGAATAAAAGGGATTCTTGCTGATTTATTTAATAACACATTAGATATTAACACAAACTTACAAATGTGGATTAGAAACACTTGTAAGTATGGTGATAATTTTGTTTATCTAAAATTAGACCCAGAAAAAGGAATTATTGGTGGTGTACAATTACCAAACATTGAGATTGAAAGATTAGAAAGGGGGATGACACCAAAGACGACAAATTCTGAAGTTAACCCAAATGAAAAAGGTTTAAGATTCAATTGGAAAGAAAAGAATATGTCTTTTAATACTTTTGAAGTCGCACACTTTAGATTACTTGGTGATGATAGAAAACTTCCTTATGGTACATCTATGCTTGAAAAAGCAAGACGAATTTGGAAACAACTTGTATTAGCCGAAGATGCGATGTTAATTTATCGTACATCTAGAGCGCCAGAAAGAAGGGTTTTTAAAGTATTTGTTGGAAATATGGATGATAAAGATGTTGAACCATATGTACAACGTGTTGCAAACAAATTTAAAAGAGATCAAGTTGTTGATAATAAAACAGGTAATGTTGATTTAAGATTTAATCAAATGGCCGTAGACCAAGATTATTTTATTCCAGTAAGAGATGCAACACAAACAATGCCAATCGAAACATTACCAGGTGGAACAAATCTATCTGAAATTGCGGATATTGAATACATCCAAAAGAAACTTGTTACAGCATTAAGAATACCAAAAGCTTATTTAGGTTTTGAGGAGCCAGTTGGGGATGGAAAAAATCTATCATTACTTGATATTCGTTTTGCAAGAACAATTAATAGAATACAAAAAAATATTTTATCAGAATTAAATAAAATTGCAATTATTCATTTATTCCTTTTAGGTTTTGAAGATGAGTTACAAAACTTTACACTAGGATTAAATAATCCATCAAAACAAGCGGACCTTTTAATGGTTGATGTATGGAAAGAAAAAGTGACACTATACAAAGATATGGTTACAGAAATCCCAAACACATTAGCACCAACATCTGCTACGTGGGCAAAGAAACATATTTTTGGTTTTTCTGATGAAGATATTAAATTGGATACTCAAAGACAAAGAATGGAAAGAGCTGTTGCTGCAGAACTTGCAAATACGGCTACAATTATAACTCATACAGGGTTATTTGACAATATTGATAGATTATATAAATCAACATCTGGAACTACAGCTGGAGGTGCGGAAGGAACACCACCACCAGGAGGAGGTGGAGGAGCTCCACCGCCACCATCACCAGGAGGACCACCAGAACCACCAGGAGGTGGTGGTCCACCAGAACTAGGTGGTTTACCAGAAAGTCAAAATAAACTTGAAAATTTACTTTTAGAAAATGATGATTTTGTTTTTAATTCATCTTTGGGAGCAATTGAAGATGAGTTGTTGAAAATATTGAAAGACTAATATATTTATATATAAAAAAATTATGAAAATTGGACTATTAAAATCTAAGGTTGAGAAGTATTTAACAGATTCTTACAAAAAAGAAACATTAAAAGAAAATATGTTTATTTTTAATGAATTAGTTTTAAAAAATAAAAATTTAAATAAACTATTTTTTTTATATGATAGTTTGTCACAAAATAAAAATATAAATGAGTCAACGGCAACTGAATTAATAAATGAATCAATTGTTATTTATGAAAATACAATAAATAAATTAACAAAAAAAGAATTACAAGATTTAACCTTATGGATTGGTCACGTAAAAACTAAAAACGAATATTCAGATATTGACAACCTTTTTTCAAATAGTGTTCTAACTTTAGAAGATAAAATAAAAAGTAAAAAAATTATTTTAGAAAATTTAAAGAAAAAAAGTTCTAACGAAAAAATACAAACATTTAACGCGCCATTAAATGTTGTTATTGAGAGTGCTAATAAAACAATAAAAAACTTTATTGAAACTTTAGAAGAATCAAGTAAAAAAACTTTATTAAAAATACTTAAAGAAGACACAAATAAATTAGAAATTAAATATGATATTTTAAAAGAAAGTATTGTTGATAAACTACAAGATTTAAAATCAACAGAATCTGATTTAGATGTTAAATCAACAATTGATGAAACAATTAAAAAAGTAGAAAACGAAAATTTTGATAGAATTAACTATTTTAAATTATTTGAATTAAATAAAAATCTTTAATTTTTATTTACATATTTTTGTCTATATATCGCTTTTTGTAAAATCTGTCTTTTCTGGACAGATTTTTTTGTATACTCTTTTCTTTCGTTTAAATGAGAATTTTGTCTTGTTCTAATAACTTTACTCTTTAATTCTTTTAAAGCTCTTTCGATGTCGTTTTTTTTTACTGTTAATTTTAAAATAATTTAT